CGATCATGTGCGTGCAACGCATCTTAGTGCGACGCCTAGAACGCACGAAATACGGGCCTCGGCGCGCCGGTGGTAAGCTGCACTTGGTCAAGGATGCGTGACCAGAATATCTTTCGCGCCTTTTTATCCAGCTTCAAATATCGTTCGGCAAAATCGCTCGCAGCGACTGTTTCGAGGTATGCGATGCTTACATCCGGCCGTGGTCGTAGCGCCGCGATCTGCGCATCAAGGTCAGCATGTCTTACGTCAAATTCGCTGCGGTCTATCAGTCCCGCAATATACAGCTCCTTGAGACGGGCTTGCTTTGCTCTAAGCTCTGCAACAGTTTCGCCGGATTTCGTATTGTCACTCTTCCGGGTGACTTTTTTAATGTCCGCGAGGTATTTTTCCAGCTCCTCGCCGAGTGACGTGAGCAGATCGATCTCGACTTTGTCCTCCCGCCAGTACGTTTTATGCGGGCACTCCCTCCCATGCGTGTGATCGCGGCAGGTGTAGTACGTGCATATCTTATTGTTGAGGGTACGATTTCGGGGCGTAAGGAACCGACCGCAGTCGGGGCAGCGGATAAGACCGCCGAACAAATATATCATCCCGCTGCTGTGATGGCGGGTACGGCCGGCAAACACTTTTTGCGCCTGCGCAAACACACCCGCATCGATCAGCGCCGGGCAAAAATCCTTAATCCCATAATACTCGCCAAGGTAGATACGATTTTGGAGCATACGGCCGACGGCTCCCTCTGTCTTGGCGTATCCGTATTTTGCCCGCATCATCCGAAACGTGCCAAGGACAGTTTTGTGCACTATGAAATGGTCAAACGCTTCGCGTACGATCGGCACGGTATCCTCGTCTAACGCTATCCGCTTATCCTCGCCGATACGATAACCGAGTGGCATATGACCGGTGATGACTTTACCGGCGCGCTTGAGTCCCTCCTGGATATATTTGACACGATCGCCTGTCTGGTCGCTCTCGTGCTGCGCGATCGAGAGCTTGAGATTAAGCATAAGGCGGCCATTCGTGGTCGTCGTATTAAACATAGACTCCTGCGAGCATTCCCACTCGACATGATGCGCGTCAAGGATCTCCTGCACCTTGTAATAGTCCGCGATGTTGCGGAACCAGCGATCGAGACACTTAAATATAATGATATCGATGTGGTCCGCCTCTACGTCCTCGAGGAGACGCTGCAACCCCTTACGACGACTGAGTGCCTTGCGGGCGCTGACGCCCTCGTCGGCGTAGACGCCGATTGCCTTATATCCTTGCCGCTCTGCGTACTGCTTAAGGTCATATTCCTGCTCAGTGAGAGAGTAGCCGTGCCGAGCTTGCTCGTCCGTCGATACGCGGATATAGAGTGCCGCGCGCTTTTGTGTTTCGGCCATAAAAAATACACCTCCGAAGGATTCGTTGTGGAATAATCCCCGAAGGTGTGATATACTTTGCTTGGATAGTGCGTATATCCCTACGGGGCTACGTGCGAGCCGCTCACTGTGTTGGTAGCACGGTGGGCGGTTTTTTTACTGTCTACTTTATAACTTTTCCGGGAGTTAATTGTTGATCATACAGCCATTGATCCCGATCCATGACCGTCTGCGGGTATGCGATCGCAACGGAAAGAGTGTACGTGTAGACTAGACCGCCGTATGATTCGCCACTTGGCCTGTCGAATGATCCACCATAGGCGGCCACGTTCGAAGCAAAGAGCTTGACCAGATTATCACCAATCTCTAGCGCAGTATCTTTATTGGTTGACGGATCTACTAGCAGCGATATCATAATCTCTTTAGTCTGGTGATCTGCCATAATACGTACGCTGTTGACACGAGGATCAGCCTCTGTTTCGCGGATCGTGCTCGGGATAGCCCCGTTGATCGCATGTACATCGTGCTCATTTACTATAGACTTTGACAGCCGGTCTCGCTTTTGCTTTTCTTCAGCAGCGGCCTTCTGCTCCGCTGCTTTCTTATCAGCAATCGCTTGTTGCTTTGCAGCTTCTTTTTTAGCTTCTTCCTGCGCCCTAGCTACTCGGTCCTCTGCCTGGCGTTGCTCTTTAGCAGCAATCTGCTCAGGGGTCAAGGTATTCGCGAATAGGACCCCTGAGATAGCGCAGACTCCGACAGCGCCTATAATAAATAGGACGATACGACGACGGTTACCTATCCGTTTGCGTATGATCGTGTACAGGAGATATATGGTGCCCCCTATGACCGCGCATATAGACACTAAGAACAAAAAAGCAAAGAGTTGATTCATTGAAACCGCTCCCTTACTACATAAATTGTATCTGTTTCAGATCGACAAACTCCTCCGGCACTCCGGCCGCTCCCCCAAGTTGGTACACGGTGCATTCAGGATATTCTCGCAGTACGTCATCTGGCAGAAGGAGCTCGACCGCGAATGTATTGGCCTGGCGCTCGAATTTGCTGTGTAGATTAAGCGTTTTCGTGTCCATGAACACAGTGTTCAACTTTCGATGCATCTGCATATGCCCGAGTTCGTGGGCAAGGACAAAACGCACAGCAATCTCATCCAGGGTATCGGATAAGTATATAATATGGTTGCGTTTATGGTATTGGTAGAATCCGTTCAGGCCGACTAAGGTGCAGTAGATCAAGATAACATCAAGTGCTCGCGCGATGACGAAAGGATCGTTCGAGCCGCACCGACGCATAAGTTTAATGGCACAATCCCTTGCAGTCATAACTTTAGCCCTCGGGCCGGAATTTCTTCGGCGTATACTTTGCCTTGTTGCGTTTTTTTGCCATTTCCATCCCGATCTGCATGGCGTCAAGGATGGACTGTATGCTCTCAGGGCTCGCGGGTTGTCCGTCAAACATCAACCCTTCCTCCTGCATAAGGGTTTCCTTCATTTTATCCATCATACGCGTAATTTCGCGTTCGTCCTTGGCATTTAGGGCGGGGAGATCATCAGCCGGCTCCAGCAGCGCGCCGCGGGAGATGCCAAAAAAATCACAAAGCATATCCACTTTGTCCATACGGGGGACTTTATATCCCTTTACCCAATTATTTACCGTGGTGTTGCTCACCTGCATATGCGCAGCCAATTCCGCCTGCGTAACTCCTCGCTCCCGCAAGAATCTATTGAGATTACTCGTGAATGTTTGTTTTATGCTATCCTCTATTGGCACGACGATCACCTCTTTGCTTCCATATTATATAACTGAAAGTGGAAAAATACAATACTAAAATAAAAAAATATCAACTAAAAGTGTTGACATAAACTTTTAGTTGATCTATAATCAGACGTATAAATAGGAGGGAGGTTAGTCCATGAAAATCAGCTTACGTGCGGCTCGCGTTAACGCAAACCTGACTCAGGAAGACGTTGCGAAGGCTCTGCAGAAGACTAAACAGACGATAGTTAACTGGGAGACTGGCAAAACGGTCATTGACGTTGGCAACTTTACCGCGCTGTGCCGCCTTTACAAGATGGACAAGGACTGTATTTTTTTACCCAAGAAATCAACTTAAAGTTGATTTTGAGGAGAAAGGAGCTATCAATATGAAAACGTGTTACTACGTCAAGACCCGCATCGATAATCGCGGTCATGCATCCGTGATCGAAACGGGTGCTGTTGACGTGAAGGAGCTGCCAGAGTGGCGCTGCTCCTCGACAGACTACGAGGACGTCTATACGGACTGGTTCGAGAGCCGTGAAGAGGCGGATGACTTCGTCCGTGAGGTACGGGGCTCACACGACGCAAAGGGCAGGATGGCGGAGATTCTAAGGTCAAGCGAAGTTTCACAGCGGCGCCTTGGTCTGCTCGTTCAGATGCGTTCAGACCTTGCAAAAAAGACGCTCATCGCATGGGTCCAAGATGACCAGCTCCGCGAGAAATACGCCGAGTTGGTCGGCAAGCTTGATGATGCGATGGTCGCTGAAGCGCAATATCTCACAGGGCTGTATGACGGTGTTACAGACATTGCAGCTGCTGAGGCAAAATGCCTGACTGAGATTTTTCGGGAGCCGAACAAAGGAACATGACGACACCGAAAGGAGGTGAGTAGCATGACCGAGGCACAGGCACGGCACATCTGGGCGGTGCTCCTCGACGTGTCTGGACATAAGGACATCGTCGTCGAGATACATCCCGCGACGACGGGGGACGAGAGAAAGGAGGCAGTCGCATGATGGATGCGAAGAAGGTCATCACCGGATGCTGCATCGCAGGTGCAGCGATCCTGCTCGCAGGGGCGTGTAACCCCTGGGACGACGGAGGGGCCGTCCTCGTCGAAGAGACGTACGTCGTCCGTCCCGGAGATACGCTCTGGGACATCGCGGAAACGTACTGCTCGAAGAACACCGGCACGCGCCGGTATATCTTGGAATACAAGGAAGGGATCTACGAAAATAATCCCTGGCTTGTAGACAGAAAGGGGCTTATTTGCCCCGGTGACCAGCTCGTCTTGACCTACTGGGTCAAGGAGGAGGATGCGGGGGAATGAAGGTATCGACAAGGCTGAGTATTGGCGGATCATGTTGGGCGTGTGGCAAACTGACTAAAAAACAGATTGTCGTGAACCTTGGATACGATGGTGTCACCTTCGGAATCTGCCCCATGTGCGCAAGAAAGTTGGTAAAAGGTCTTGTGCGGGATCTCAACGCAAAAGAAAAAGCCCGAAGCGGCGGCAACCGCTGCGAGCGACAAGAAAGACTTACAAACACAGTATAACACAAAACAAGGAGGACTATCAACATGACAATTACCATTAATCTTACAGATCAGGAGGCCGCGCAAGCGTCCAAGGCACTTACCGAGCTGATCCAGACCTGCGCGGAAGCCGCGCAGACGGATGCTCCGCGTAACAACAACAACAACAACAACAACAACAACAACAACAACAACAACAACAACAACAACAACAACACCGCGCCGAAGGCCAAAGCAAAGCCCAAGGCCGAACCTGCGCCTACACCGCAGCCCGCACCGCCCACAGAGGCGGCACCCGAGCCCGGCGAAGCCGCGATCGACTACGCAGAGCTTCGCGACGCGCTGAAAGCGGAATGCGCGGCAATCGCGCGCGACGGCAAGACTAAAGCCCTCAAGGCGCTCCTCGCGGATTACGGCGTCGAGAAACTCAGCGAGCTCCCGGACAATAAGATTGAGGAGTTCCGCGCTGCTGCGAAGGCACTCTGATGGCGCATGCTGTTCTAAGCGCCTCGGGGAGTAAGCGTTGGCTCTCCTGTCCTCCCTCTGCCCGCCTTGAACGGATGTTCCCGGACCGGGCGGGCGAGGCGGCGCAGGAGGGGACACTGGCCCATGCACTCGCAGAGGCGCGGATACGATACTGGCTCGGTGAGGTATCCAATGCAAAAGCAACGGAACTCATGACCAGGATCAAACGGGATCCACTCTACTCGCCTGAAATGAAAGGATATGTCAGTGAGTACGTTGACCTTTGCATTGAGAAGATCAACGAGGCACAGGGCGTCGCCCTCGTTGAGGAACGGCTGGACTTCAGTCGCTGGGTCAAAAACGGATTCGGCACGGGGGATATGGTCATCATTGGCGATGGCGTTCTCGAGATCGTCGATCTCAAATACGGCAAGGGTGTCCCAGTCTCCGCTGAGGGTAACACGCAGATGCAGCTTTACGCACTCGGCGCGATCGAGCAGTACGGTTACATCTATGATTTCACGCATGTGCGTATGTCGATTTTCCAGCCTCGGAACGGGGGGCTATCAACGCAGCTCATGTCCGTTGACGATCTCCTTGCATGGGGTGAGAGCATCAAACCGATCGCGGAGCTCGCCTACGAGGGCAAAGGTGATTTCAAGGCGGGCGATCACTGCAGGTTCTGCCGTGCAGCCGCACAGTGCAAGGCTCTGTCGGAGTACAACATGGAGATCGCAAAACTCGAGTTCCGGGACGCCGACCTCCTCACCGACGACGAAGTGTCGTTTGTGCTGGAGCGCGTTGATGGTCTCGTGCGATATGCCGAGAAGGTCAAAACGCACGCACTTGAAGAGGCCCTTAAAGGGCATCGATGGCCGGGCTTTAAGGTCGTCGAGGGCCGCAGCAATCGGAAAATTACGGACGAGGCAAAGGCCGTCAAGCTCCTGCGGGGGGCGGGTTACGCTGATGATGTGATCTACAAGCCCTTGGAGATGCAGACCATCACTGCCCTTGAAAAGCTGGTTACAAAGAAGAAATTCGGTGAGCTCCTCGGGAGCGTCATCGAAAAGCCGCCGGGCAAGCCAACGCTTGTGCCGGAGGATGATAAGAGGCCGGAATATGATCCGGTACACTCAGAATTTGAAGTTATGGAGGAAGATACAAATGAGTAGATTAGTGCTTAGGAACGTCCGTCTCTCGTATGCAAATATCTGGGAGCCGAAGCCCCCGATGGGGGATCCCGATGGAAAGGCGCGCTACAGCGCGTCGCTCCTGGTCAGCAAAGACGACACTAAGACCATCAAGGCGATCAACAAGGCGATTGAGGAAGCAAAGAACGAGGGCAAAGCAAAGCTTGCCAACAAGAACGGTGTGATTCCAAAGAACCTTAAGCTCCCGCTGCGTGACGGTGATGAGGATCGTCCGGATGATGATGCGTACACCGGATGCTATTTCCTCAACGCCAACGCGAGCGCAGACCATCCGCCCAAGATTGTCGATCGCAGCGTTGAGCCCGTTTTAGACCGCTCGGAGGTGTACTCCGGGTGCTATGCCAATGTCAGCGTCACATTCTTTGCGTTCAATACGCAGGGCAACGTTGGGATCGGATGCGGTCTCGGCAATATCCAGAAGGTACGCGATGGCGATCATCTGACGGGTGAGCGTTCCGCTGCAGAGGACTTTGAGGATCTCGGCGGCGATGATGACGATGATTTCCTCAGCTGATTATAGATAGGGCGGGGCCCGCATGGTTACTCCGTGCGGGCTTTGCTATCGAGAGGTACCAATGACACTATCAATCGACATCGAGACGTACAGCGATCTCGATATCAAAAAGGTCGGTGGCTACAAGTACGCCGAGAATGCGGAGGTGCTTCTGTTCGCGTATGCGTGGGACGACGAGCCCGTGCAGATCGTAGACCTTACGGCAGGGGAAACACTTCCGGATGATGTTCTGGCCGCGCTCACGAATAACACAATCACGAAATGCGCCTACAATGCACAGTTCGAGCGTACGGTGCTCAGTTACTTCCTTCATCGGATGGATCCGACTGCACCGTTCGAGTTTTTGGCCCCCGAAGGCTGGTCATGCACGATGGTGCATGCACTGACGCTCGGGCTCCCCGGGAGCCTTGATATGGTATCAAAGGCTCTGCGACTCGCAGATGACAAAGCAAAAATGAGTGCCGGTAAACAGCTGATCACGTATTTTTGCAAGCCCTGCAAGCCCACGAAAGTCAACGGCGGACGCGAAAGAAATCTGCCAGAACACGCGCCGGAGAAATGGGCGACATTTCGGGATTACTGCGTGCGTGACGTTGTAGCCGAGCGAGAGATCCGCAGACGACTCTCCAACTTCCCGTTGCGGGTCGGGGAGCAGCGACTGTGGGAGCTCGATCAGCGCATCAACGATCGCGGCGTCGGCACCGATGCACAGCTTGTGTTTGAGGCAATTGCGTTTGACGCGGACTTCAAGAGGCGCATCGTTGCGCATGCTGCAGCACTCACAGGACTGCCGAATCCCGCGAGCGGCGAACAACTCAAACGCTGGATTGAGCAGCAGGAGGGCTTTTTCCCGACATCGATCACGAAGGATAATCTGCCGGAGCTCATGACGCAGGTGCAAAAGCCCGAGGTCAAGGAGATGCTGCACCTCAAACAACTCATGTCCAAAACCTCTGTCAAAAAGTATGAGGCGATGCGGCGTGCACGCTGCATCGACGGCCGCGTGCACGGACTACTCCAATTTTACGGAGCCAACCGGACGGGGCGCTGGGCAGGGCGGCTCGTGCAGGTACAAAACCTGCCGCGTAACTCTATGGCAGAGCTTGACGATGCACGGGCGCTCCTGCGCAGCGGAGATACGGACGCAATCGAGATGATCTATGCGCATCCGCTTGATGTGCTGTCACAGCTCATTCGTACCGCGTTTGTTCCGCGCGATGGGTACCGCTTTATGGTCGCTGACTTCTCGGCGATCGAGGCGCGTGTGATTGCATGGCTTGCGGACGAGAAATGGCGCATGAAAGTTTTTGCCGATGGCGGGGACATATACTGCGCATCAGCGTCCAAGATGTTCGGGGTGCCCGTGGAAAAGCACGGCGTCAACGGACATTTGCGGCAGAAAGGCAAGATCGCAGAGCTCGCGCTTGGGTATCAGGGCAGTATCGGAGCACTCAAGGCGATGGGCGCGGATAAGCTCGGACTCAGTGACGAGGAGTTGCGGGAGATCGTTGACAGCTGGCGCAGGGCAAGTCCGCGCATCAAACAGCTTTGGTATGACGTCGATGCAGCCGCCCTCGAGGCAGTCCGTGAGTGCAGGGCGGTGACCCTGCATCATGGTATCGTATTTTCGTACCGTAAAGGTATCCTGTTTCTCCGACTCCCCTCGGGACGCAAGCTTGCCTATGTGCGGCCTAAAATTGAGGTAGAGCCCGAATTTAACCGTGAAGGGCTGACCTACGAAGGCTCGGAACAGACCTCGGGCAAGTGGACGCGCCTGCGCACGTATGGCGGCAAGCTCGTCGAGAACATTGTGCAGGCAATCGCGCGGGACTGTCTCGCCGTCGCCATGAAAAGGCTCGAAGGGGTAGGATTCCGAACTGTTATGCACATCCACGACGAGGTTGTGATCGAGTGCCACGCGGACGCTTGCGACCTGATGGACGTATGTCGGATTATGGGGGAGCCGATTGACTGGGCAAAAGGGCTGATCCTGACCGCCGACGGCTATATCACTGACTACTACAAGAAAGACTAGGAGGACTTACAAATGATTAAATCACAGATGGAGCAGCAGCTTAGGGTATTGAAAGAGCTGGATGACCTGATCGCACGCTCGGATGCAGAGGGCAAGACAGGCACGGCATCTGCTGAGGACGTGGATCACCTGCGCACATACGTCGCTGATATGCGGCGCGCGTGCAACGCTGCGATCGCACTTGAGACGGCGCTGACACCTCCGAAGGAGGAAAAGAAGGCAGAGCCGGCGGCAGAGGAAAAGAAGCCCGCAAAGCGGAAATCTCGGGCAAAGAAGGTCGAGCCAGTGGCAGAGACTCCACCTGCAGATGTACCTGCGCCGGAAACTGCCGAGACTGAGGATGACGACCTCAGCTTCCTTGACTGATGGGAGGTACTTATGCAGATTGCACAAGTTATAATCCCCGTGATGTTCGCGTCATACTCCGCGACCTCTGAGGATTACACCCCCGATGAGCTGATTTTCCGCTGTTCGCGCTGCAAACACGACTTTCGGATTCTGGCCCCGCGCGGTGGTATGTGCGCACCCGTATTTATCAACTGCCCGCACTGCAGGACTCTCATATGCTACGGTATCAGCAACGATGACAATGTCTGGGCGCGCTACGACAGGGTTGTCCCGGCCACAATGTGTCTACATCTCTACGAGTACAAGGATTTTGTCAAGCTGGTTGTGTCCGGAAAAGGACTGTCTCTGGCTCCGCGGGGCTGGCGTGAGTATTGGAGAGAGGTCTCGTACAAAGAGGAGTTCCGTTTCGATACGCAGCGTCGTAGAACGACATGGAGACAGGAGATTGGAAAAACACGACGGGAAAGTGAACTCTGCGACCCTGGGAAGCTGGTTGAACTCGGACAAGAATCCATGCTCCGCTATCTCTATACACATCCCAGCATCGCAAGCGACAAACCCGAGGTGCTGGAGCTCCTGCGGACGCTCCGAGAGACGGTCCGTGAAAAACTCGAAAAACGCGTAGGGCACAAGGTGTCCTCGTTCTTTTGCCCGGCTGGTACTTCTGCCGGATGGCTGCTCCTTCCGATCGGTAATGTCGCTTATCGGATGGTGTTCAAGGATGCGGCAAACCTTCCTGCATCCATGAGAAAACTCAATACCGGGTCCGTGCCGGGTGTCCCGTGGCTCAACCGTTTCCCTGCGGATTTCGACGTCAATATCGTCCGCAGAGCAAAAGATACTGTCACGGGGCTGATCGCCGCCGCCAATCTTCCGGATACGCGTTCCGTACGCCGGGCACTCACAGAGGAAACGTTCTGCCTACGCAGACTAGTGTTCCTGCATCAACTCTTTGGGCGTTCCGAACTTGCGATGCAGGCGTTTCCGCTATTCGGTGATCACGATAACAACATACAACACGGATACCCGCTCGACGACACTTTGATGCGACTCAAAGATTTTTACACGGACGCAGAGATCCTGCGCTTCCTGCGCCGGTCTTCCGAGTACAGCGTGCGGGACTCGCTGCAAATGCTTGGCCTCTTAGGTGAGGCGTCCTACACAGAGCTCCGACAGCATCCACCGAAGATTCGCGATCTGCACGATACCCTTGTCGCGCTCCGCAACAAGGAGAGGCATCCGGACTACGCCTTTGACAATAAGACCGCGCCGATCCGTCGCAGGCTCGCGATGCAGCAGGACCGCATACAATTTTTCTTGCCAGACTGCTCGCGCGTGCTCTACGACGCCGGAAAGACCCTGCACAACTGCGTCGGCTCTTACGCCCAAAAGGTACGTAAGGGTGAGACGCACATCGTCCTTATGTCGGATGACCGGGGCAAGCTGGTCGCGTGTATCGAGGTCATGGACGGCGCAATTAAGCAGGCCAAACTCGACTGCAACCGGCCTGTCTACAAAAATCCGGAGGTCAATGCCGAGATCATCGCGTGGGCCGATCAGGTGGGCCTTATATATGACCAGTGCGGAGATATAGACGCACTGCCACAGAAAAACGCAGAGGCAATACCCGCAATGACTGCATAGGAGGGATCAGCATGGGTGGATCCTCATGAGTAACAAGACAGATACCATCCCCGCGTTTTCGCATGACGCGCGCCTTACGATTGCCATAGGGCGCTCCCGGATGGACAAAAAATGGAAGAACCAAGAAATGGCGTGGTCGGACTTCGTCCGCCGTCTCAGCGAGACGCAGCGGACGAACGAGACTATCGCCGAATACAAGAAACTCCCCAAGACCGAGCAGAGCCGCATCAAGGATGTGGGCGGCTTCGTTGGCGGGATTCTCAAGGGCGGCCGACGTACAGCGGAGTCTGTCGCAAGTCGTCAGCTCTTGACGCTTGATGCGGACTTTGCGCAGCCGGACTTTTGGGACCTTGTGATGTTCACACTCGAAAGCCCCGCGGCGGTGATCTATAGTACACACAAGCACACACCGGAAAAACCGCGTCTGCGTCTTGTTCTGCCGCTCAGCCGTCCCGTATCGCCGGATGAGTACCAGGCGATCGCGCGGCGCGTTGCAGCGGATATCGACATCGAGCAGTTCGACGACACAACCTATCAGCCGCATCGGCTGATGTTCTGGCCGTCAACGCCCGTCGATGGGGAATACGTCTTCGAGTTTAACGACGACGCATTCCTCGACGCAGACAAATGGCTCGCCCGTTATGAGGACTGGCGCGATCAGGCGCAGTGGCCGGAGAGCTCACGCGTGCATGCGGAGATTCGCCATGCTGCGGAGAAGCAGGAGGACCCGACAACGAAAAAGGGAATTGTCGGTGCGTTCTGCCGTACGTACAGTGTCACTGAGGCGATGGATACGTTCCTACCCGGTGTCTATGAGCAGTGCGCCGCAGATGACCGCTATACCTATACGGCGGGGACGTCTGCCGCGGGGGCCGTGGTCTACGATGACGGCAAGTTCCTTTTTAGCCATCACAGCACGGATCCGTGCTGCGGACAGCTGGTCAACGCGTTTGATCTTGTCCGTATCCATAAGTTCCGCGCCCGTGATGAGGACGCATCGCCGAAGACCCCGCCGGGGCGACTGCCAAGCTATAAGGCGATGCAGGAACTCGCGGCATCCGATGATCGCGTTAGGGTCACGATCGGCGAGGAGCGCCTTGCGGAGGTGCGGCAGGACTTCGAGCCCGTCGAGGGGGAGGAGGAAGATAACAGCTGGCTCAAGGAGATGGACGTAACTGTCATGGGCGGTTACGAGAGCACCGCGAAAAATGTCAAGCTGATCTTAGAGCACGATCCCGCGCTCCGGGGCACGGCCGCGATCGATGACTTCGCGCACCGTATTGTCGTGCTGCGTGATCTGCCGTGGCGGCCGCGCGAGCGGTCAACCGTTTGGATGGACAGCGACGATTCGTCTCTGCGGAATTACCTCGAGGAGATTTATGGCATCCGCGGCAAAAGTACGATAGAGGATGCGCTGAGTGAGGTCACGACGCGCCATGCGTTCAATCCGGTCAAAGATTACCTGCTGGGACTAACATGGGACGGCATCTCGCGCCTTGATACAGTCTTTATTGACTACCTCGGGGCGGAGGACACGGAGTTCAATCGCGCCATCACACGCAAGACACTCGCAGCGGCCGTCGGCCGTGCGCTCGAGCCCGGCATCAAGTTCGATACGGTTTTGACGCTGATCGGTAAGCAGGGACAGGGCAAGACCTCCCTTGTGCGCAAGCTCGCGCATGGCTGGCACTCCGAGAGTCTTGTGACGGTCCAGGGCAAAGATGCGATGGAGCACATACAGGGCTTCTGGCTGATCGAGCTCGGCGAGCTGGCCGCAATCCGTAAGGCAGATTTCGAACTGGTCAAGCAGTTCATCTCCAAACAGGAGGATTCGTTCCGTGCCGCCTACGGACGCCGCACAGAGCGGTATCCACGTCAGTGCATCTTCATCGCGACGACCAATATCGCGGATTTTATCCGCGATCAGACGGGTGGTCGCAGATGGTGGCCGATGCAGGTGGACAGAGAGAGGCAGCGTATGTCCCACTTTGAGCATCTGACGGATGACGTTGTGGGGCAAATATGGGCGGAGGCCGTCGACGCCTTCAAGGGCGGCGAGCCTCTGCATCTGGACGGTCGCATGGAGGCAGAGGCACGAAGACGGCAGGAGGCACACACAGACGAGAGCCCCCTGGCCGGGCTGATTCGCGACTATGTCGACAAACTACTTCCGGGCAACTGGAATCATCTGGATCTCGGAGAGCGTCGCGATTTCATTCATGGTGATGGGCTAGATATGATGGATGGAGTTGTGCCGCGTGACCGTGTCTGTGCGTTAGAGGTGTGGGTGGAGCTTCTAAATGGAGATCCCAAGAAACTCACACGTGCCCAATCAATAGAAATCAATGATGTTTTGCGGAAAATGGAGGGCTGGGAGCAACCACTCGGAGGCATCCGATTCCCGCATTACGGGAAACAAAAAGGATTCATCCGGAATGGCTAAGTGGAACTTCAGAGAAAATTCCACGCAGGAGAAAGTTCCACTTGATAAAAATAGAATTAGACAAAATGGAACTTTGGAACTTTGTGGAACTTTAGAAAGTTCCGGACTAAACCTTAGAGCGATAAGGGGTTACGGTATATGGAACTTTGGAACTTTGTTTGTATAGAGATGTTCTGAATTAAGGATAGAAATACGAACATAATGTTTAATTTTCTTAAATCCGTAAATGTGTCGCGCCCGCCTGCGCGGGTGCGCACGCGCGTAACACAAAACGGTCTGCCCTGTCAAGAGGCGGAGGAGGAAAAATGAAAAATATTTTTTCGGGGCTGTTCCGGCCCGACAAAACAATAACGGAAAAACAGGTTGAACGAAATTTTGTGAAGGCGGTCAAAGAAGCCGGCGGACTTGCCATGAAATTTGTTTCCCCGGGGCGTGTCGGGGTGCCTGACCGCATCGTACTTCTTCCCGGTGGGCGCGCGGTCTTCGCGGAGATCAAACGCCCCGGCGGGCATTTGCGGAAATCGCAGGAGATCGCCTGCCGGGAGATCCGTGCAAAGGGGTTCCCGGTCTGCGTGATTCGCACGGACGCCGACATCCAGTTTTTCTGTGAGTACTTCCTGAATGGCTAAGGAATTTACGCCGCGTCCGTATCAACAATATGCGATCCAGCGCATCATTGATACGCCCGCCGTCGCCCTCCTACTGGATATGGGCATGGGCAAGACGGTCTCAACGCTGACGGCGATTAACGAGTTGATGTATGACCGCTTCGAGGTGCGCAAAGTGCTTGTGATTGCGCCGCTGCGTGTGGCCTTAAGTACCTGGCGCGATGAGTGCGAGACCTGGGCGCATACGCAAAACCTGCGTATTTCCATTGCTGTCGGTGATATGGCGACACGGGAGGCGGCACTGCGAGCGGATGCGGACATTTACGTCGTCAACCGCGATGTGGTTAAGTGGTTGGTCGGCTACTACCGCGACAAATGGCCGTTCGACATGGTGGTGATTGACGAGTCGAGCAGTTTCAAAAATCCTGCGTCACAGAGATTCAAGGCGCTGCGAAAGGTGCGGCCGCTGATCAAGCGCGTTGTGCTTCTCACTGGGACGCCCGCCCCCAATGGTCTGATGGATCTTTGGAGTCAGCTGTATCTCCTCGATCGCGGCGAGCGCCTCGGCAGGACACTGACAGAATACCGAGAGCGGTATTTCCGCCCGGGACAGCAGAGCGGATATGTCGTGTACAGCTATGACCTGCGCCCCGGTGCCGACAAAGAGATATTTCGCAAAATCGGTGACATCTGCGTCAGTATGAAAAGCGAGGACTATCTGACCTTGCCGCCGCTGATGCAGAACATTGTTAAGGTGCAGCTGCCGGATGAAGCGTTGGAGCGATACCGCGAGATGGAGAAAGAGCTTGTGCTGAGCATCGGAGACACGGACATCACTGCCGTATCTGCCGCCGCGCTGACAAACAAGCTGCTGCAGATGGCCAATGGGGCCGTCTATGACGCAGAAAAAGAAGTTGTGCAGATCCACGGGGCGAAGCTTGAGGCGCTGGACGAGATTATCAGCTGCAACGAGGGCAAAAGCGTCATGGTGATCTACAGCTATCGACATGACCTTGACGCGCTGCGGCAGAGATACCCCGAGGCGCGGGAACTCAAAACGGCAGAGGATATTCGCGACTGGAACGCCGGACGCATACCGATTTTGTTGGTGCATCCGCAGAGCGCTGGACACGGGCTGAATCTCCAGCACGGCGGGCATATCGTCGTCTGGTATGGATTGACGTGGAGCCTCGAGGCGTACCAGCAGACAAATAAGCGTCTGCATCGTCCCGGACAGACGGAATCTGTAGTGCTGCATCATCTTGTTGCAAAGGGGACGATCGACGAGGATGTAATGCGGGCGCTGGAAGGCAAGGCCGCAGGGCAGGAGAGCATGCTGGATGCGGTCAAAGCAAGGATAGAGCGCTATAAGGCGCGATAAGGAGGACTTACTATGCTGACATTTATGAAGAACGTGAAGAAGGTACTGGGCAAAGATGGAGCGCAGTCAGCGATCCATTACCAGAAAGGGCGCGCCTACGCTTCGAATCGATACAGTTGCATCTGGGTTGAGGATCCGTCCGGCAGAGAGGGCGCAGTTGATGTAAAGAGCAATCTCGCCATTGAGGATGCGCAGATTCCGGATTACAGCAAGATTCTGCCGGAGCTTCGCGGCAACGAGCCGTATGCAACGGCGGATACGGACGAACTGGCGGAATTTCATGCCGTGCTGAAAGCGGCGATTGCCTGTGCGCCCAGCCCCCGCATTATGGAGTGCATCTTGCTGGTATGGCGCGTAGATGGGCTTACGGCGTATGTGCGTGATGATCGATTGCGTGTAGAGTACCGCTTTTCGGGGGCGATTGAACTCCTCGGCCTCAAGGGAGGGCAGAGCTTTTTCGCAGCGTTCGACGCGCGGCGGCTGTCCGAACTTGTTGATTATCTCCGGCAGCGCAAAGCGCAGGTACGAATTTATGCGTCTGCGAGCCGGAGGTCTCCGCTGCGCGCGGAAGTTAATCCGGATATTACTGCTGCGGTACCCGCAGGAGGGTTAATTGCACCGCTGACGAGATTCGAGGAGGAGCGCTTTGCGGATGTTATTCCGGATAGCGCTGAGTGATTGGAGGCGGAGAAATGGCAGAACAGAAATATCCACAGAGCGCGGAGCTGAATGAATACCGATACATTGATTTTGAGTGGCTGAATGAGATTGCCGAGGGGCTGACGGCCGGCGCAGAGAAGCATCCGGGCGAAACGTGGCGGGATATCCCAGCAAAGGAACACGCAGCACGGGCTCTGCGGCATCTCTCGATGTGGCTTGCCGGTGATCAGAGTGATACGCATCTTGTCAATGCGTCGATGCGGTGCATGATGGCCCGGGCGATGGAGCGTGAGGAGGCTACGAAACTTGCTATATCCTTGGAACTGATGCAGAAGAAAGTAGGTGTGAAATGCTGAACTTCTGGGATTTTATGTCTATTGGTGCCGTTTCGGTTTTTGGATGGCTCACAGTGGACAGCATAGTGAATGCGATTCGAGATATTTATACAAGAAAGAGGAACACGGATTGACTGACACAAAACAAGTGCGGGCGTATCTCTGGCGTGTCCGAGATGCAGAGCGCGAGCTGAAACTGCTTGAACAGGAGTACGAGCAGGCAAAAGCCGATATCTTGCATCTGAAAGCGATCCAGTATGACGCGGATAAGGTCAGCGGGGGTAAGATTGGTGATCTCTCGGATGCGATCGCGGCACTGGAAGGATATGCGGAGCGTGTTAATACACAATGGGATCGGCTGATTACGCTGCGCAGGGAAGCGGGGACGTTGATTGAGCAGATTGAGGACGGGCGTTATCGTGAGGTGCTGAAACGTCGGTATTTGTGGGGTGAATCGTGGGAGTATATTGCGGTAGGCCTTGGTTATGCGTATCACCATATACACAAATTACACGGGCAAGCTCTGAATGAGTTTGAGGCTGTTTTTGAAAAATGGATACAAACGGACACAAAGACCTGTGATATAGTATAAGCTGTGAAGAATAGGGGTACTGCATACGCGGTGCCCTTTTTGCATGCAGGAGGCTTGACTATGCGTCAGGACAAAGATGTTAACATCTTGTGTCGGAAGTGGCAGGACGTTCTAAGGCTTAACGACTGGGATGTTGCCGTTGAACTGATACGGGAAAGTGAGTTTAGTGAGCCAGACCGCGCTGGGGAAGTGTATATTACGCTTTCCAAGGGCGAGGCGTTAATTCGTCTGTTGGACCCCCTGATTCCAACGCAGGATTGTCCGTTTCCGTATGATATGGAGCAAACGCTTGTGCATGAGCTTCTGCATCTCCATTTTGCGACATTTGAGCCACAAGATGATTTAAAGCATGACCTCTGGGAGCGGGCGGTCGAGAGTATCGCGAAAACTCTGATTGCGTTATATCGGCGGATACCAGAGGACGCTCCAGTGAAAGTATAAGAAATCGTAAGAAATCGTAAGAATTAAAGGCAGGTGGTGAGCGTGTAGATGACGGATGGACGAAATAATTTAATCCCGGCATCGCAGAGAAGCAAAGAAGAAGCTAGGGAAAACGGGAGAAAAGGCGGAGTCAAGAGCGGAGAGTCCCGCCGCCGTAAGAAAGCGCTGCGCACAGCGCTCAAGGAGGCGATTTCGCTCTCGCTGAAAGACCTCCATCCAGATCTCAAGAACGGGATCATGCGCGCGGCGCGCATCCGTGACGACGGCCTTACGATCGGTGACGCGGTGCTTGGCAGCATCGTCCGGAGCGCCTGCGCAGGAGATCCCAAAATGATGAAGATCCTACTGGACACCATCGGCGAGAGCGCTGACATCCGTCTCCACGAGCGCGAAGTCAAGCTGAAAGAGAAATCCCTTGACAAGGATCGGACGGAGAGAGCGTCGCCGATCACGTTTGTATTCGAGAGAGGTGATGCGGATGAGTGAGCGGGTTGTCAATGTTGCGGAGCTGATTGCACCGAGCTTTGACGGTGTGTTCTTCGACGTGCAGGAGCATCGTTATACGCACTATTGGCTTGCAGGCGGGCGCGGATCCACGAAGTCGAGCTTTGCATCGCTCTCTATCCTGCTCGGCCTCCTGCAGAATCCGCTTTGCCATGTGGTCATTCTGCGCAAGGTCGCAAACACGCTGCGTAATAGTGTCTACAATCAGGTAGACTGGGCGATCAACGCGCTGGGCTTATCTGATGCTTTCGCGGCACGGGTAAGCCCTTTGTCGTTCGAGCACAGAGCTACGGGGCAGAAAATCCTCTTCCTCGGTGTGGACGACCGAAATAAGGTCAAGTCACTCAAGCTGCCATTCGGGTACGTTGGTATCGTGTGGATTGAGGAGCTCGACCAGTTCACGGGCATGGAGGAGATTCGCAGTCTCCTGCAGTCGCTCTTGCGCGGCGGTGAGCGGTACTGGGTGTTTTACTCTTACAACCCTCCAAAAAGCCGTAATAACTGGGTCAATGAAGAAGCACTATTCGATCGCGATGACCGCGTTGTGCACCGTTCCACCTATCGGGACGTGCCTTCTGCGTGGCTTGGAGAGCAGTTCATCGCGGAGGCAGAGCGCCTGCGTGAAAAGAACGAGACGCTGTACCGTCATGAGTACCTCGGTGAGGTCACGGGCACGGGCGGCAGCGTATTTGATAACGTCGAGGGCGTGGAGCTGAGCGATGCGGATGTGGCAAGGTTCGATCGCCGCTACTTTGGTCTTGACTTCGGCTTTGCCGTCGATCCGCTGGCCTTTGTCGCGATGCACTATGACGCCAAGCACGAGGATTTATATATTTTCGACGAGATCTACGAGCAGCGGCTGGGCAACGCCCAGGCAGCGCGGAAGATTCTGCCGCGTCTCTACGGGCATCACCTGACCGCGGATTCGGCGGAGCCTAAGAGCATCGCAGAGATGCGCAGCCTCGGGCTCAATGTGCAGGCGGCACGCAAGGGGCCTGATTCCGTCGATTACGGTATCCGCTGGCTGCAGGGGCGCAGACGCATCTACATCGACAAGCGACGCGCACCGAACACCTATCGCGAATTTGTCGGGTACGAGTACGAGCGTAATCGGGACGGGCAATTCATCAGCGCGTATCCGGACAAGGACAACCACGCGATTGACGCGGTGCGCTACGGCACAGAACAACTCGCGGCAGGAGAGCGCATCAAGGCGCGCCGCGCAAATATCTACTGAGGAGGGGCACGATTGGACATCAACGCAATGGCAGATACCTATCAGCTTCTGCGCGATGCATATTATGGCGATGGGCAGTTTAAGGACGGCGGGGCACTGGTGCGGCATGCCCGCGAAAGCTCGGAGAATTACGCCAAGCGCAAAAAGCTCGCGTACTACCTCAACTACACAGGGCCGATCGTCAATGCATCTGTGGATCCGATCTTCCGCAACGAGATCAAGCGCGAATATACGGACACTGCAAAATTCAAGGTGTTTCTGGACGATGCGGATCGCACGGGCGCAGACCTGCAGAACTACATTCGCCGCCTCGCCGTCATGCCGAAGCTCTACGGTGTTGTCTACGTCATCGTCAACAACGAGCCGGAGATCGGCGAGACCGTGCAGGATAGTCTCGATAAGCGGGCACTGCCGTATCTTGCGCACGTGCTGCCGAGCGAGGTCACGCATTGGCGCTTTGACGACCACGGCCGCATGGTCGAGTTTGGGTATCAGAGCACCATCAAGGACTCGGAGGATAAGACCAAGACGCGGTATTACACCTGGACCGAAACAGCGTGGGCCGTTGCGGACGAAAACAAGCAGATCATCCGGCAGGGGGAGCACGGTCTTGGGCGTCTCCCGGTCGTGCAGTGGTTTGGGCGCAGTAATGACCCGATGGAGGCCTTGCCACCGCCTGAATTTCTTTCTGTCGCGCAGACGAATTACTATGTTTACCAGCTCTGCAGCTGGCACACGCAGATTTTGCAGAATCAGACGTTCAGCATCCTTGTTATGCCAGACAACGGCGCGACGGATATCACAATCGGCACGAACAACGTGCTCACCTATCCACCGGAGAGTCAGCATCCACCGAGTTACATATCGCCGGATGCGGCCCCCGCACAGGTGCTGACCGATCAGATCGACCGACTCATCGGGGAGATGTACCGCATGAGCGGTATCGACTCAGTCATCGGCGTGCAGACGGCGAAATCCGGCGTTGCGCGTCAGTGGGACTTCGAGCGGACGAATCAACGGCTTGTCGACTTTGCGATCCAGTGCGAGGAGGCCGAAAAGGCAATCGTCGCACTGTATGAGGCATGGACGGGCGAAGCGATCGGCTACATTTGCGAATATCCGCGCGACTTCAAAATTTCGGATGTTGCGGATGGACTTGCGCAGGCACAGGCGGCGCTTGACCTTGGGCTTGACAGCAAAACGTATCAAGTGGAGGTCGCGCGCAAGGTGCTCGAAGCATACCTGCCGAATCTCGAGCCCGCGACGTATGACGCGATTATCAGCGAGCTCGAAGCCGCGGCCGCCGTTATAGAGCAGACGCAGACCTACGGAGACGAGGACGATGAGACAGACAGCGACGCGGGCGGAGATAGACGCATTTGAGCGGCGCATCCGTGCGCTGATCGCGGAGGGCTACGCTGTGCCGTTCGCTGTACGGCAAGCATATCGCGAATATCCGGTCATGCGCATACTGTTTGGCGAGTTGATCGATCAAATACGTGCAGAGGCAGAGCGCGGATATGGCGAGGCACTGCCGCAGGGCATCACGGATCGCCTGTTTACGCAGTCCTGGACGCCCGATAATCTAACGCTTTCGGAGCGCACGACGCGCGGAGGAATCCTTGTGCGGGAACTGGTCGCTCGGACGATCTCGGAGCAGATCAAAAGGAGTGCCACGTATCGGCAGGCGAGCCTTGCGATATTTGATGGATACCAAGAGGCGGGCATTATCCCGACACAGTCCCTTCCGAAATTCCTGCAGGACTTGACGCGGGTTGCTCGTCGTGCAGGTGTCTCGCGCGGCGAGATATTGGCCGCGCTAAAGCCCATTCGTTGGCAGATTGCAAAGGGCACAACCGCTGGCATGCGTGCAGCATATTCGCAACTTGTCGATGCGCTCGAAGATCAAAACGAAAAAGCGCTGAATAAAGCGATATATGCTGCCACGCAGGAGCGGACGCGCTACTTTGCGGATCGCATCGCGCGGACGGAGATGGCACGGGCATACCAAGACGGATTTTTGCTCAAATGGGATAACAACGACGACTGCATCGCCTATCAGTGGCGACTCTCGGGGAGGCATCCGCGTTATGACATCTGCGATCTATACGCCAAAGCGAATCTCTACGGCATGGGGCCGGGGATATTTCCGAAGGATAAGGTGCCGCGTTTGCCGGCGCACCCGCATTGTATGTGCTTTCTTAAGCCCGTTATCCGCGGGATGATCAATAACGAGGAGCCGATCGATCGTGTCGAGGAGGGCGGCAGAGAATATCTTAACAGCGTCAGCCTGCATCATCGGCAGATGCTCCTCGGTGTGCATGGCGTCAAAGACGTGATGGGCGGAAAGGTCAGCTGGACGCAGAAAGCACGCGGATACGGCGGTAAAAAAATTGACAGCAGGCTATCGCCAGATGGCACGCAAAGTGGTACAATGAATATAGATCAGATACATACGTTCATTCCCGCAAAGAAGATCAGCGAGGCAGAAGATTACGCAAGATCGATTTTGGGAATACCCAATGTGTCGTACAAGGGCTGTGACGTGGATACAGCAAACGCGTGGAATAGAGGTCTTCACGATTCCTTTGTCCGGTTTCCAGAACTGAAAAAGAATTTTGGATTCGTTGGAGAGACCCACGAGCGAAATGCCATGCTAAAGCCTGTTCTGCGTCAGCATTATGTCGATGCTTACAGAAAACGAGCCGCGTGGTTGCCGCCTGCGCAGATTGACCAGCTTGCAGATGCGGCGACGAGAAAAACTATGAAGCAGCTGCAAGTCGCAAAAGGGACTTTGGCAGTGAGTTTTTCTGAATCCAGAGCTCCTTTTTCGGAGTTCCGAGGTGTATCTGTCAATCGAGAGCATGGCAAAGATGCAAAGAAGTTTGCCCAAGTGCTTGCAAAGGATGTTGGCAGTAAATTCCATCCGGTTGGCTGCGATTCTATACGCTCCGTTCTTGACCACGAGATCGGTCATCAGTTGGATAATCTGTTGGGCATTCGAGACATCCAGACTATCAAGGATTTGTATGATTCAAGGACGCATGCAGAGTTGAGTGACGCTCTGTCAAGGTATGCTTGGGATAACAAAAACCGCAATAGATATGCTGAAATGATTGCGGAAGCGTGGGCTGAGTATTGCAACAACCCAAAGCCTCGTGATATTGCGAAGATAGTTGGTAAGACGATAGAGGCTGAGTATCAGAAACAATTTGGAAAAGGAGGCGGAACGCCATGACACGGGCAGAGTTCATCGCAGAAATGCGTGTTCGGGGATGGTCGGAAGATGATATCCAGGAGAGCTTGATGGCGCATGACGAGATGGAAACCGAGATAGGGCAAACGCTTTCTTTTGAGTTGTTTCTTGTTGATAAACCTACACCATTCATCAGGGAATACCGAATTCGAGAAGAGGGCGGTTGGGAGGACGTTGTTCAAGCGTCCTAATAGAACCCTATTTTTCCTAAGTTAAAAAAAGCACTTGCGAAACTGCAGGTGCTTTTTTCATGCCCTCCGTGCTTGACGGCAGGGCATTTTTTATGCGCGGGATTGAGACCCGCAAAGCTATTTTGCACAGGAGGCAAACAACATGGAACTCAAAGAGGTATACGCAGCACTGGAGGCTGCAGAGAACGGCTCAGCGATGGTGGAGACCATCAAGAGCGAGCTGGCGGGCGTCCGAAAGGAGGCGGCAGATGCACGCATCGCCAAAAACAAGGCAGAGGAGGAGCTGACCGGGCTCAAAAAGCAGCACGGGGAGCTCGAAACGAAGCACAAGGAGCTGGAGACGCAGCTCGGCGCCGCTCGGGAGGAGGGCGCAGGTGCACAGACCGAAATGCAGAAACTGCAGGGGCAGATCGCAGATCTTGCTAAAAAGTATGAAGCCGCCGAGACGGCACGCAAGACTGCAGAGGAAAAGCGCGTACAGGCGGACATCATGGCGCAGACGGTTGATGCTCTCACAAAGGCGAATGCCGTTGACCCGCAGGAGTTTGCAAAACTTGTTGTCCCGAGCATCAAAGTCGCCGAGGATGGCACGTACAGCTATACCAAGGCAGACGGTACGCAGGGAAGTGTTGCAGACTGCGCTGCAGAATGGCTCGACGGGAAAGCGTGGGCGATTAAGGATGTGCAGAAACGCGGCAGCGGTGATGGCAGGACACAGGATAACGGTGCAGGCGGTACGGTTGCGGAGCAGTTTGCCGCTGCACTTGGAGGCTAAACAGAAAGAGGTAATAACACATGGCAATCAATACACTTGAGATGGCAAAGATTTTCCAGCAGGAGCTCGATAAGCAGATGCTTACAGCTGGCACGTCCGGCTGGATGGAGGCGAACGCCTCGGATGTGAAGTATAACGGCGGCGACACGGTACGCATGCCGATGATCTCCACATCGGGGCTTGCAAAGTATGACCGTGACGATGGATTCAATCAGGGCGCGGTAACTCTTGCTTACAAGGATTACACGCTCACACAGGATCGCGGTCGTACGTTCCAGCTTGATTCGATGGACGTGGATGAGAGCAACTTCGTCGCGACGGCCGGCACCGTTATGGGTGAGTTCCAGCGTACGAAGGTTGCGCCGGAGATTGATGCATATCGTTACTCGCGTATTGCGGCTCTCGCAAAGGGCGCATCGCATGAGTCGGCGGCATTTACGCCGAGCAAAGACAACATTCTCGGCAAACTCGATGAGGAGATCGCGAAGATCCAGGACATCGTCGGCGAAGGCGAGCCGCTGGTCATCATTATGCCGACGCCCGTACGCACCATCCTCAATAACGCAAAGGATGTGACGCGCTACCTTGATGTTGCGGACTTCAAGGCGGGCGAAGTGAGTACGAAGGTCAAGACCTATAACGAGATTCCGATCCTCTCCGTCCCCTCCGATCGCATGAAGACAGCGTATGTCTTTGGCGACGGAAAGACCACAGGGCAGGAGGCAGGGGGCTACAAGCCCGATACGGGCGCCAAGGCGATCAACTGGATCATCATGGCGCGTAACGTGCCGATTGCGATCTCCAAGACGGACAAGGTGCGTATCTTTGATCCGGACACGAATCAGAAGGCGGACGCGTGGAAGATCGATTATAGAAAGTTCCATGACCTTTGGATCCCGAGCAACAAGCTCGCGGGTGTCTGGGTCAACACGGGCGCATAAGGAGGAGCAGCATGACAAGACTTGTACGACTGAACGAGGTCCAGTACTCTGAAACGGAGGAACGGACAGCAGAATTGGTGGCGCAGGGCTTTGAGCCCGAGCCGCTCGAAGGAGAGGCGCCTAAGGTCAAGAAACCTGAGGAGCCGAAGGACAAGGAGCCTAAAGAGCCCAAGGGCGGCAAAGGCAAGAGCAAGAAGACGGATGAGGCCGGCGCGGAGGACAATCCGAGCCCCGAGGGTGATGAGCAGCATTGATGCGTTCCGACGTAACCTGCGCCTTGCTGTTGAGGCAAGTGCGATCGAGGTTGCGACGACCGCAAAGATGGAGCATCGCTACAAACAGCAAAACGGACGTCTCAAAGATGCGGTGCAGACCGCGATCAATGATGACGGAATGGAGGGGCGCGTATACCTTGACGGTAATATCGCGCCCTATGCTGTTTTCATCCATGAGGGTATCAAGCCGCATGACATTTTCCCGAATCGGCGGAAAGCGCTGCGCTGGGTAGACGGGAACAAATTCCTGTTCGCCAAGCGTGTACGATTCCCGGGATGGGCTGCGGATCCGTTTTTGTATGATGCGCTCGAATCCAACGAAAAGACAATCGTCTCTATTTTTGACCGCTACACGGAGCGGGCCCTGCGGGAGGTGGAGGATGCTATTACAAGCAGACGCATTACGCGATAAGGACGAACTGCTCGGCACGTCTGTAACAGACGCGCTGATCAGCGAGGCGGAGGAGTATCTGCGCGCTGCGGCCGCAGGTCTCGGCGTTGCATGGGAGGCGGTGCAGCCGACCTACTATGTGCGGCGTTTCCTCACGGTCTACGTGTTTCGTGAGCTGTGCATACGCAAGAGCTACACGGGGGCACAGGCGTGGGGAAGCGGCGCTGCTGACGATAAGGACAGCTATGCCGGGAAATACAGTTTCTACCGTGATGAAATGAAACGTCTTGAGGCATCCATGAGCGCCGCAGCGCTCACGGGCGAAGCGGTTAGCCGCGGCTATGGCAGCGTCGCGCTCTATCGGGGGTGACGGTATGCTATGGCTAAAGGTGCTGGAGAGCCTGCGTGACTATCTACGCGCAGCGAAGATCGCTGATGATGTGATTCTCGGCGGGTACAAGCCGAGCGATGTGCGTCCGAATGAGGACGGAAAAGGGCTGATCTTTTTGCAGCGTGACCGTGAGCGCCCTGTGAATGACGACCTTGTGCAGGATACGCGTGTGCAGGTCAGCGTTGATACGTGGGTGAAATCAAGTGTCTCATATTTAGAAAAGGGCTATAGGGCACTTGCACGCCTCGAAGGGGCACTTATGGATGCGCTGCGGCGATACGAGAAGGAAACAACTTACATTGCGGACGACGTGCAGCTTATGCGTGTACGCATCATTGAGACTGGTGGCGACGGGGACAGTGTACGTCCCCTCGTCGGCAGTCGTACAACGATTGAAATTATCGTCTATGAAGAGAAATAACAGGAGGTAGTATATGGCAACACAACAGGCACGCGGCTATAAATCCGCGATGACCATTGACTATGAGGCCTCGTTCGGGGTTGCCCCCGGAACGAAAAAGGGCGTTGTCCTGCCGATGAACAGCAATGACCTGTCAAAGGCACAGACGCTGATCGAGTCGGACACAATCACGAACACGCGCAATGATACGCAGCCGGCACTCGGCCGCGTCAGCGTGGACGGCGACATTGAAATGCCGGCGGACTATATGTCCTCGGGGTACATGTTCAAGGCTCTTTTTGGTGATCCCAAAACGACGGGCACTGCGCCGAATAAGACGCACGTTTTCACGGTCAAGGACACGCAGCCGTCCATCATTGTGGAGAAGGCGTTCCCTGATCTCAACAAGTATGTGCGCTATAAGGGCGTGAAGATCAACACGTTCTCCGTCGACTACGGACAAGACAACGAAATGACGTTCAAGTTCAACGTCATGGGTGCCACGCGTGAGCAGGACGGCACAGCATATGACAGCGCGGCCAAGGCGTCGAAGCTCCTGCGCATCGCGCAGAACCACGCATACGTCAAGATCGATGGCACGGAGAGCCGTATTGTCAAGGAGGGCTCGCTGGAGATCAACGCGAACCTCGACGGCGATCAGTACGTTGTTGGCGGCGGGGGGCTCCGTGGGGACATTCCCGAAGGGCTGATGAAGGTCTCGGGCGGTCTCAAAGCGCTCTTTACGTCGACCGAGTGGATGGACAAGGCAGATACGGGCGCGCCCGTCGCTATGGAGATCGGCTTCAAGCTCGACGCGAATACGTCGCTCGTTTTTGCCATTCCAAGCGTGCAGTTTGAACCGTTCGACGCGCAGATCTCAGGACCGGCGGGCGTTGTGGTTGATGTGAAGTGGCGTGCATTCTCCGCAGACGGTGCGAGCATCGTGACGGTAACACTGAAGAATCAACAGGAAGCATACTAAACAGGAGGTAACTACACATGGCAGACGAACAGAAGCACGCTATCCCAATCCGCTCTCTTACGGTCAAGGAGATGCGGGAGCTGCGCAAGGCGGGGTATGACCCCGCTTTTGCGGATAAGGAGGACAGTGCCATTGCGACTACGGGGATGGTTGACTGGATCCTCGACAATGTCTACGGGGAGCAGATCACGGACGATATGCCATACAGCGAGGCATTCCGGATTGCGACAGATACTTATGCTCTGACGTACGGTCGGGAGACCGAGGTAAAAAACTAGAGGCCGTCTATCGGTGGGAGCTGTCGGATGCTCTGGAATACTGCGCATCTTGCCGCGAGGTGTATGCGCAGGAAGGGCGCGAGCCCCCATGTTCCGGATGTGAGTACGAGCGGCCGGCGCTGATGGGCGAAAATCGAGAGGCGTGGATGCTGTGGAGGCATACGCAAACACAGCTGCGCGCATCATTCGCGGGTGTAGTCGGATTGGACTACACCGCAATGCGGCAGGTGGCCGAGGTCATGGGGATTGCCCTTGACCTCGCGATGCTGCACAAAATACAAGCGCTTGAAGGATTACTTTTGAAGGAGGCGAATCGAAGCAGTGGCAAATAAGGAGATCTCTGTTGCTATACGGGCGCGGGATTACGCGACAGCGGCAATCGAAAAGGTACGTGCGTCGATCGGCTCGATCAAAGACCAGACAATCAACGTCCGTGCAAATACAGGTGCAGCCCAAACAGCCGTGCAGGGCGTCAAGGATAAACTCGCGGGCATCCGTGATAGAGTCGTCAATGTCCGCGTAAACACGAATGGCGCGGCTGAGGGCGTTGCAGGCGTGACGGAGAGTCTTGCGGGCCTTGCATCAAAAGCAATCACAGCGGCCGCCGCGATCTCAGTGCTGAAATCGGCACTGGATATCAGCAAGTCTGCTTTTGTCGATTATAATGCCCAGCTCGAGCAGACGCGCGTTGCATTTACATCGATGCTCGGCTCTGCACAGCTCGCAGATACTATGATCGTCGACCTGCAGAAATTCGCTGCGGAAACGCCATTTGAAATGCCGGGGGTTCGGAGCTCTGCGCAGCAGCTCCTCGCGTTTGGCTATGACGCGCAGGAGATTATTCCGACACTCACGGCGCTCGGCAACGCTGCATCCGGACTCGGGCGCGGGCAGGATGGATTTAATCATCTTGCTTTTGTCTTCGGCCAGATTCGGACGACCGGGCAGCTCATGGGGCAGGATGTTATGCAGCTTGCTCAGCTCGGTGTGCCGGTCAAAGATATCCTTGCCAAAAACCTCGGTCTAACCAAAGACGAGCTTTCCCGCATCGGCGAGCTTGGCATAGACGCCAATGTTGCGATTAGAGCGCTGATCGATGGCATGAACGAGCGTTTTCCGGACATGATGAAAAAGCAGTCGGAGACGTTCGAGGGTGTACTGTCGAACATCAAGGATAACATTGGGCAGGCGTTTGGACTCACCGGACTCCCAATTTTCGACCACGCGAAGAACGTGCTCCTCGAGATCAAGAACATCACGGACACGATGCTTGCGAATGCGCAGGGAGGGAAAAGCATCTTTGCCGGAATCCTGCCCGATGATCTGCTCCAAAAAGCTTTGGCATTTGGGGAGAGCGTCAAAAAGACCTTTTTGGATATTGAGCCAAACACTGACACGATTTTATGGGCGCTGACGAAGGTCGCGGATGTTCTGCTGGACATCGGTAATATCGCGATCACAGCGCTCCGCCCGATCATCCCTATTTTTGCAGCGATCCAGCGCTTTGCCTATAGCGTGATCGGCGCCATTGCGAGCGTTCTCGATACCGTCCTTGAGGTTATGCTTGAGATGCAGACGAATATTGCGGATTCGTGGGATTATATCTACAGCATCACGGGGGATCTCTGGAACTCTGCAAAGGAGATTGTCTCGGACTTCTGTACGGCCGCGATTGAGTTTATCGCGGGGATCGTGGCAGAGATCGACGCCGTGGTCTCGCCTATCGTCGATACATTCAAAGACACGTTCCAGGCTGTCGCAGATTGGGTCTATGAGTCCATGGCGGCTGCGGCCGGATATGTGCGGGAATTTATATCGTGGGTCGACGAGGCGATATCCGCGCTCAAGGAACTCGCTATCGTCAAGGCAGCGACGGACATCGGCAATGGGATATCCGATTGGGTAAGCGGGACCGTCGAAGAGACTCGACAGCGCGGCCGCGTGTGGCGGGCAGTACGTTTTGGTGAAAGGACATCAGCAATCGGCGACGGTCCCGACGGTGATGTTATCGTTCCGCAGCGTACTGAGGCAGCAGTGCAAAAAGCCACTGGGGCAGCAACGTGGGACGGCGGCAAAAAGTCAAAAGCCCATAAATCCACGGATAAAGCAGCACGTGAGGCAGAGCGCCTCGCTGAAAAGATCAAGAACCTTACGGAGAAGGTGCAGCAGAGCATCTCGTCTCTTGCGAATGACATCACCAACGAGATCGGTACGACCTACGAGAAGGGCATGGATGCGCTACGTCAGAAGATGGAGCAGATGCAGGCACAGATCAAGGAGGCATCCGATCTCGGCATCGATACGACGGCTCTGCGTGCAAAGCTCGACGAATACGCCAACGTTATCAAGGAAAAGGTCACAAAGGCATGGCGCGAGGCGAACGAAGACCTGCAAAACGATACGGCGCTCACGTGGGCGCAGGTGAACAAGGATGCACGTGCAGAAGCGGAAGCGACGTATCAGATTGGTTTGACGCGGCTTGCCCGTGAGAAGGAGAACCGCCTAAAGGAGGTCGCTCTGACACAGGACTCCGCGGAGGCACGTGTCGCCGTAGAACAGTGGGCGGCTGCCGAGATAGCAAAGCTCGATCAACAGCGCATCGAGGCGCTGCGCAAGTCTCCGCAGACAACGCAGGAGGCTCTGCGTGCAACTCTCGAGGAGCAGTATGAGCGTCTACGGGATGCGGGCGCGCAGATGAAGGAGATGACGGATTCGCTCTTTACATCGATGGCCGACGGCTTTACAAGCGGCTTTCAAAACGTGCTCACAGACGGATTCAAAGGCATACAAGATGCGTTTTCGAACATGCTCAAAAACATGCTGAACGCCATCGTGAAATTTGTCATGAATCAGATGATCACGCGCTGGCTGTCGATGATTCTCCCAGGATTCGGCGGAGGAATCCCCGCGGCACAGGCGAATGCGGCTGTACCAGGCTATCGTGCAACAGGCGGCCCCGTCGCATCCGGCAGGACGTACCTTGTCGGTGAGCGCGGCCCCGAGATTTTCCGGCCAACACAGCCGGGGCGCATCTTTAATTCGCTTCCGAGCAGCGGGGGTGCTGCGCCGAATATCCGCGTCATTGTCAACAACAATACCAACGAGCGCATGACAGGCACCGCAGAGACGAAATTTAACGGCTCCGAGTGGGTGACCAGTATCATGATCGATGCGATCGCAACGAACCGAAACGGCATGCGCGACGTAATCAAGGGGGCGGTGTAAATGGATTTTCCAAACATTAAGCCGCCGATCTATCCGATCAAGGAGACGATTCCGGACACGGCCATCAAGGGAAAACTCGAGAATCAAGTTATCATCGCCCGCAAACGCTTCACGCGCACGCCCATGTCCTTTGAACTCTCATGGACAGCCCTGCCGGAGGCCGACTATGAAACGCTGCGGGCGTTTTACCACGATGTCAATGGCGCCGTTCCGTTCCGGTGGACGTACCCGGTCGGCGCGGGCGGAAGTTTCTCCGGCAAGGTGTTCAATGTGCGCTTTGACGGGGATTTTTCTTTCTCCTGCACGAATCACGGGTACTGGGAGGGCGGCATCAAACTGACGGAGGCATAGCATGCTCGAATTATCACAGGCAAGCATCATCGAAAAGAACAAGATTGCAACAAGCGGCGTCTGGCTTCTTGCGCTCGAAGCGCAGATTCCGGGCAGTCCGCTCTATCTTGTCAACAATACAGATAATCTCACACTCGGGGGGCAGGAATACACCGCCTTTCCTTTTTCGCTCGACGACATCACCGAGGACAGCAAGGAGCTCCCAAACGTCAAACTCACCGTGTCCAACGTGACGGGGACCATACAACGGTACGTCGAGGAGAACAACGGCCTCGGCGGATGCAAGGTCATTATCCGGGTATTCCACACGGATATTCCGGACGTTGCCGAGGTCGAGGAATACTTTGTCGTGACGGGCGTCAGCTGTGATGTGGAGTGGGTGACGTTCACGCTCGGCACAGACTTTTCCTTTACACGCCGTTTTCCTCCTGTCCGCATGATGAAGGACTACTGCCCCTTCAAATTCAAGGGGCTTGAGTGCGGTTATAAAGGGGCCGCGAGCAAGTGCAACAAGACACTCAAGCGCTGCCGCGAACTGGGAAACAACGAACGGTTCGGCGGCGAACCGACGATACCGCAAGGAGGTCTCTATGCGTCCAACAGTACATGACTTTGTTGGTAAGACGTGGGCAGAGCTCCCCTGTTGGGAACTCGTCGTTGCGTGGTACGCGGCGCAGGGAATCACGCTGCGCCCGTATACGGATTACTGGATGGGCAACGCCCCGGCAGATGCGGGGCTTGTTGAATGGACACCTGTGCAGGAGCCGAAGGAGGGGGATATTCTCGCAATGAATCTCACGGGACACGCAGCGGATCACGTCGGAATCTACCTTGGCGGCGGGAAATTCCTGCACTCGACGGAATATGCAGGCGTCTGCATCGAGCGGTTGGAGCGCTATCGACGGCGCATTGTTGGAATCTATCGTTATACAGGAGGAAAGGCATGATACAGCTCGTCATCGTCCGCAATCCCTTTGACGTGACAACGCGGGAGATGCAGGAGGTTGTGTGCCGTGACGGCATGCCGGTCAGGTCGTATTTCTACGAGCCCGGCAGATGGCAATACTCGATCAACGGCATGCTCTGCGAACCGGATGCCGTACCCATTGATGGGGACTGCGTCGTTATCGTCCCGCATGTCGAGGGTAAGGTATTCGGCATGATCCTCTCGGTCGGTCTGTCCTTTTTAACGGCTGGCATTGCGGGCGGTGCAATCCTCGGCGGGCTCTCGATGGGCTGGCGCATGGTGACGGCCATCGCCATCGGTATGATCGGCGGCGCACTTGTCTCGCGTCTCAATCGTCCGCGGGTTGACACGAGCAACGCGGATCAGTCGCAGTCGCAGACATACGGCTGGGGCGGCACATCGACGCTGACGGGGCAGGGGCATCCGCTCGCCATTACGTACGGTGCCATGAAATCGGGCGGTGTCCTGCTCTCACGACATATCATCAGCGACGGGGCGCGGCAGTATCTGCATCTGCTCTACTGCGCCGGCGAGGGAGAGCTGCAGGACATCCGCAATATCCGCATCAACGAGAATCCCGCCGATAACTATAAAGATGTGCAGATCGACATCCGTCTCGGTACGAATGATCAGAAGATCATCCCGAATTTTGCCGATAACTACGCCGATCAGCCGCTCAATTACGAACTATCCGGGGGATGGGCAACGCATGAAGTACAGGGCAATCTCTGCACGGGCATTGAGCTCACTGTCGCGCTCCCCAACGGCCTCTATTACAGCAATGATGAGGGCGGCATGGACTCGACAAGCGTAACGCTTGCCGCGGAATGCCATATCGTAGGCAGTGCAGAGGCATGGACGGCACTGCCGTTCTGCGACTCGACGGGCACGGATGCATTTCTGACCCGCAAAGATGGCGCATGGGTGCGATCCCTGAATGCTGCATCGCTCGGCGGAAATTACTCCGGGCGCATCAACGAGGCAACCAATCGGGCGATCTATCGCGTCTACCGTTTTGAGGGCCTTCCTCCGGGGCGTTATGAGGTGCGTGTGCGCTGCGTCCACAAAGACGGCAATACTATCCGATATGTCAATCGCGTCTATTGGACGCAGCTGACGCAGATCGTCTATGACGACTTCGTGCATCCGGGCAAGGCGCTCATCGGCATCCGTGCACTCGCAACGGAGCAGCTGAGCGGCAACGATCCCGCCGTGACATGGGTGCAGGAGCGATCCAAACTCTACGTCTGGAATCCGTATGCCAAGGCGTATGAGGAAAAACGCGCAGATAATCCCGCGTGGGCTTGTTATGACATCCTGCATCAGTGCCGGCGCATCGGCGGGCGTTACATCGTCCGCGGCGAGCCTGCCGACCGACTGTCCTACGACATGTTCAAAGCGTGGGCGGAGCAGTGCGACAGCAAGGGGTATACATTTAACTACATATATGACAGCGCCATGCAGGTGTGGGAGGCGCTGCGTTATCCGGAGACGGTCGGGCGCGGGAAAGTCATTATGCAGGGGACGCGGTTTACTTGCGTCTATGATTACGCGGCACAGCCGTCTCAGCTCTTCACCGTCGGCAATATCAAGCAGGACAGTTTTAAGGAGGAGTTTCAGGGTACGCAAGGGCGCGCGAATGTTATCGAAATCTCCTTTATGAACAAGGATAAAAACTATGAACGCGACGTGCTTCCCGTGTTCAGCGACGACTACGACGCGAGCGAATCTCTCTCCACGCCGACGCAGATCGAGCTCATGGGCTGTACGGATCTCAAACAGGCATATGCACACGGCAAGCACGCCCTGCGTGCCAACAAGTACGAGCTGCGGACGTGCACGTTTGACGCCTTTGTGGACGCGATCGCCTGCACGATCGGCGATGTGATCCTCCTGCAGCACGACGTGACGGAATGGGGAAGCGGCGGCCGTGTAGTCAGCGTCGATGGCGCTGCCGTTACACTCGATCGCACTGTCACGATGGCAGAGGGCAAGCAGTATCGTCTTATGGTACGCGACAGCAAGACCGACACACTCCACACGTATGAGGTGCAGAGCGTATCCGGTGCAGTCGTTACACTTGCGCAGGCGGCAGAGATTGCCGCCGATGATCTCTATACCTTCGGGGAGGCGACCAAGGAGGCAAAGCCCTTCCGCGTCCTGTCCATCACGAAGGGCATGACGGAGCAGACGCGCAAGATCACCTGCATGGAGTACTATCCGGAGCTCTACGCGGATGATAACACCGACGTGCCGATTATCGACTACACGACGCAGAGCGATAAGCTCACGGTCAACAATCTCTTGGTCATCGTAGAGATCAAGACGTTACCGGACGGCACGACGCTCTACGATCTGGCCGTTTCGTGGCGTCTGCCGCGCAGTGCGGTCGCGAAACAGATCAAGGTTGAGTACAGGCGTGACGGAGAGACGGAGTACACAACGCAGGGCGTATACGACGGCAACGCAACAAGCTCCGTGATCACGGGCGTTGCAGCAGCCGTCAGTTACACTGTGCGCGTCACCTGTTACAACGACCTCGGGCTTGCCGGAAACGCGGCGATGCAGACCGTCTACACCGCGCCGAAGGATGCGCCGCCTTCGAAGGTGCAAGACTTTGCCGCCCTGCAGGACGCGGGCAACAGCAGTGTCCTGCAGCTGACGTGGAAGGCAAACCCGGAGACAGATATTCTCGGATATCGGCTCTTTGACGGTGCGGGCAGCGTGCTTGTCGATCTGATCGGCGGCACAAGCTACAGCTATTTTATCCCGACATCCGGGACATACGCATTCGGCGTCCGAGCAGTTAACCGCTCCGGCGTTGTCTCTGCAGAGACCGCAGATGTATCAATCACTGCGACGGTCGCAGCGGGCAGTGTTGCCGTACCGGATGCACCGCACAGCGGCGAAGTACGACTGCAGGGCGGAGCTGTAACGGTCGCGTGGGAGGCTGTGACAAACACCTACATCGACTACTATGAGGTGCGTACAAACAGCAATACGGGTCAGCTGGCGGGCCTCCTTGCAAAGACAGCAGATATCCGCTCCGCGGCATCGCTCACGGCGCGCAGCGGGGCTGTCCTTGTCTACGGACACAATCCCAAAAAGGGGTACGGCGAGCCGTTGAGCATCCATTATGATTTTCCGGCGCCGGCAGCACCGACGATCAAGATCACAAATACCCTGCAAGGATTTAGTGTCTCCATCCAAAATAAGCCCGAGAATGTGAGCGGTACGCGCGTACATATCACAGGTGGCGGCATCAACGAGACACTCGAAACAACGGGCACTTTTGTCTCGTATGTTGGTGCGGCAGGTGTCTATACTGTGCAGGCGGCGTGTTTTGACTCTTTCGGGGATGGCACGTTGTCCCCGGTGCAGGAAGTAATCGTAAAGGCAAAAATCGACAAAAACGATATCGAAAATCTGTCGATCGCGGAGAAAGATCTTGACGCGGCACTCGCCGAACGTATGCGGGATGTGCAGACGACCAAGGAGAGCGTATCGTCGATCGTTGCGAAGCTGTCCGGCAATCCGCAGGAATCCGGTTACAGCGCGATCACACAGATCTACAACGGCCTGCAGCTTAAAGTTAATCAAGGTGATGTTGTAGCGGCTATCAACGTAGCTCCCGGCGGCGTGAAAATCGACGGACGGCTTCTGCATATCACGGGGAACACGATTATTGATGGCAACGTCATCGCAAACCATATGCTGCAGGCAGGTGCGATAACCGCAGATAAGCTTGCAGTAGAAAGCCTGTCTGCTGTATCGGCAAAGATCGGAAAGCTTCGTACGAAAGACACGGGCGCACGAACGGAGATATCAGACAATCTGATTGAGGTGTTCGACGAGGGCGAAAAGACCCGCGTCCGAATTGGGATATTTGAATAGGAGGTATCTGACATGGAAAAACAAGCAGGGGTACAGCTGATCAATGCGCGCGGATCATGTGTGCTTGATACGCGCTGCGGGGTGACCCGCGTCGTTGGGATTGCGAGCCTTGCGGCAAAGAAACGGATGCGCATAGAGATCCCGAACCCTGGTAAAAACCGCATCTGGACGCAGCTCGTTTTTCGCGGATCCGGGTATGGGGCTTTCGGAGAGAGTTCCGACTGGGATCCTGACGACCCAAAGCTGACAAAAGTGGAAACATGGGAGGACCTCCAGGGGATTACGGTCACGCTCCCCTTTAAACCCAACGCAGCTTATGATCCGGAGTTCCCGTATGCGTATTACCATGATACTCTTGCGGCGCAGAACCCGCGTGCGATTATCTACGGCTTCTATTGAGAGGAGGACGGGCTTATGCGATATGCAGAAATCAGGAATGCCAATGGCTCACATGTCATTGACGATCAGTATCAAAACTATAGGCTTAACTGGGTACCGAATGTAAAAGTGCAGCGCTGTTTGACGGGGATGCACGTCGAGAAAAACGAAGCGGGCGAACGAGTGTGTACCTTCCCATATTATGACTACGCAAACGGTAAATCCTATGCGTGGCCGCAAGGCGGAAATTACCCGGACCCGTGGTGCGCGAAAACTACCCCCAATAAAGACAGGCACATTTTCTCTGATTCGCCTTCCGTGTATTTCTGTCGCCCACGGGGCCTGTGGTCAACAGGAGAGTTCTACGGATACGCGGGACTTGGTATCCAATCTATGCTTGTGTGGAAAAAGCCCCGACTGAGGGCGCGGTTCTCAATCAGTCCTACGGACACTGTGCCTTATATTTTTGCGCTCGGTGCCGGCATGCCGAACATTGTCTATACCTTTGCAGCTATTTTCGATTATCTGAGCCAAACAACGACAGCGCATTTCGTAAGCTGCTGGCAGCGGAAAGCGTCGTTGTCTCAGTCGCTCGTAGACGGGAAGTCGTTCCGTGGGGACAACGTCGGATATACCGAGTTTGACCGAGCGCAATATGATCCGGATAATACCTCTTGGCCATCGCCCTATCGACCCCGCGCGGGCGAAAACTTTACGGCAGAGAGCTATCTCGAAGAGATGGAGACGGCCCCGATCCTCTATGCTTATGGGCTGGAGGACTCCCATATCGGCCTCGATAAGGGCGAGTTCGTCATCAAGAATGAGCGCGGGGAGGTTGTCTTTAACAACCGTTACGACTATATGCGCATCCTTGACTATTTCCCCAGCGTAAACGCACTGTCGTTTGATGGGTCGGGCATATACAACTCGCCGAAAAGATGCCATTACCCCGGCCGCAAGATCGCCGTTGTTGCGCTCTCACAGAACGCCTGCTATGCAGCTGGTGTTGGCCGGGATGAGTGGCTATACAATACGGGCTTTTGGTTCCCCGACCCGAGCACCGTGGAATTTACGACATGCGTGACGCCGTTCGTGCGTGGGGGAAATCCGGACCAATACCCGGGGCTATCACAGGAGTTTGCAAGTCTCGCATCACTCCTCGGCGTTATGATCCTCGATGTTACCGGCTGCACCCCCGGATGGAAGCAGGAGGCTCAGACAGAGAAGCCGTTTTTGGTAGAAGTGGAGTAGGAGGACTCAAAAATGCTGAAAAAGTACATTGTCAATGGAAAAATCACCTACCCGCAGGGAGAAGGAACAATCACGAACTTCACGTTTACGAACGTGGAGACGGGCGAAATGTTTTCCCTTGCCACATCAGATCAAACGGAGGCGGATGAAATCACCTACGGCGATCACGTTGTGATCGAAGTCCGGAAAGACACGGACACGCCAAAGAAAAAGGAGAAGTAATCACCTAAGGCGCACATCAAAGCGGTGTGCGCCTTTTCTATGCTCGGAAAGGAGCTAAGGAGCGTGGATATTATGATGCAGGTATTGCAGCGGCTGCAGGAAGATTGGGCGATTAAGCTTGCCATATCCTGCATCGTATCAATCACCGTGCAGGAGCACGCGCAGATATTTGTCGCTTTTGCGTGGTTGGTCGCTGCGGATCTCATTACAAAGTGGCTGTCGCTGTCGCGCCAATGTCTTATTGACCACGGTACGGGATCCCCGACGTTTTGGCAAGCGCTCTGGGGTATCCGGACGGCACGGAGACTTGGATATATCCGCAGCGAGGAGATGCGCAGTAGGTTTGCGCATAAGATATTGACCTACATCGGCGTTGTAACATCATCGCTTGTGCTGGATTTTCTGCTGATGAGTGCCCATCTGCCGGCGTTCGCCGCGAATCTCACAATCGGGTATCTCGCGACGACAGAATTTATTTCGATCCTCGAAAACATGCAGCGTTCGGGGGTCGAAGAGGCCGAAGGCCTTGTCACACTCGTTAAGAGACGCGGAGGGCTTGGCAAAAAGAAGAAAGGAGAATAGCTGTATGCTGAAACAGGAGCGACTGCCCCCGGTTGATTGGATGGTCGGGACAGGACTTGTCGTCGTGGCAATCCTGTCCGTTTTTTATGGGTCGCCCGAGTTATCCAGCAACGTCACATCAGGGCTGATCGGATTTCTCGGGCGGTCGGTAATCAGCAAGAAAGGGGTAAAGTAATGAGTAGTCGTGTATTGAGTAAGTCCGCGATGCGGCGCGTAACGCCCGCAGAACTCGAAGTGCTCGCAGGACAGTACCGCGAAAACATCCAAGCGGCCGCAGAATATGTTGGTCGCGAAACAAAAGTGTACCTGCATTGGTCGGCGGGGCGCTACGGTCAGTTTTGGGACGATTACCACGTCCAGATTGACAAGGACGGCGAAATCTACGTCATCGGCGATGGCGAGCTGGATGACGTGCTGGCCGCAACGTGGAAACGCAACAGTGGGAGCGTCAGCATTGCAATCCTCGGTTGCCTCGGCGCAACGACCAACGACCTCGGAGATGAGGCACCTACGCCCGCGCAGATCGAGGGGATGGCACAGGCAATCGCCGCTCTGTGTAACGGGCTGTGGCTGACGATCGACAAGACACGCGTCCTGACGCACGGCGAGGCGGCGGACAACGAGGACGGCGTGTATGCGCACGAGCCCTACGGGCCGCGCTCCACATGCGAGCGTTGGGACCTCGAGTATCTCGGTATAGAGGAGAGCCCCTGCTATAACCCGTGGGCGGAGGACGGCACGCGCGGCGGCGACGTCCTGCGCGGAAAAGCCAACTGGTACCGTAAATTTTGGAAGGACAACGGCGGTACGCCGTGAAAGGAGACTATATCATGAGCAAGTGGACAGACATCAGAGACGCAATCGTCAAGGAGCTTAACATCGACAACGTAACGGAGGAGGTCAAGCAGCGTATTACTCGTGCCATCCTCAGCGAGTGCTTGCCCGCGATCGAGCAGGCGGTCGATAAGTTCGTCGGCAAGGTCAAGGAGCAGTCCAAGGGTGAGACAGGATGGCTCTATTGGCGTGATGCGATCGTACTCCCTGCGGTCATGCAGGGTGGCGTGTGGCTTGTCAAGCTCGTGCTGGATAAGTCGCTCGCGCCGACGGTTAAGGCATAACAACATAGGTGTACTCAGCGCCCCAGGGCTTCGGCCCTGGGGGTATTTTTTGTTGACAAAACTAACACATCTGATTATAATATAAGTGCCCCATCAAATGAGGGATTGGTTTTGTAACCAATGTCCCACCCGCTCGGGTGAGTGGATTGAAGTTTGTGTTTGGATATAATGGAAAGCAGAAACCTTTTATAAGGTTTCTGCTTTTTTCTTTGCCTAGAAATTTTTTTGAGAAAATCTAAAATAAACTATTGACATAGTACTATTGCAATGGTACAATGTAATTAAGATAAAGGTCAGGGGGCAAAAGCCCCAGAGAAAGAGGAGGAAATGAAAATGGAAATGTATAAGAGCAACGACGGAAAGAAGTTCATCACGCTGCAGGATCCGTACCTCACGGGGACGGGGCGCGGATATTACGCCGCCTCGGCGTTCTGCCCGGACGACGCTCCGGACGAGGACGGCTATGTCCCCGTCTACGAACTCCACTGGGAGATTCTCCCCGTGGATGAATACGATCCAGAGTGCGGCGACGAGAGTCTCGCATGTGACTGGGACGAGATCTCCGACTATTATGTCGTCGGAGATCTGCCGGTAAGCGAGAAAGAGGAGTATATCTGAAAATCACGGAGGAGGGATGACCTCCTCCTTTTCTTTACCCCGAATCTATATTATAATGATGACATCAATTCGAATGGAGGGGTTGTATGGGATGGGTAGAAAATAAGATTAAACGTACCCGGGAGTATAACCGGGAAAACTACGAACAGCTGAAGATGCAAGTGCCGAAAGGCACGAAAGCCATCATCAAGGCAGCTGCCGAGAAAGAAGGTAAGTCCATGACTGCCTATATAATGGAGGCTGTCAATGAGAGGTTAGCCAAGGATAAGTAAAATAAAATAACCGGAGTGCAGTACAACACGGCGCTCCGGTTATTTTTATGTGTGTGATAGGCTCTGAGATTGATTTCCCAGGGCCTATTTTTGTGTGCATGTTTGTCGCACTAATCTGCGCCATGTGCGCGTGGATTGAAACATATTATTTTTGGCGGGAAGAAATCAGAAAATAAGTCGCGCCCCGCACGGGGCGCGTGGATTGAAACACCTCTGCTTGTACCGCCTTATCATCCCGCGCGGGGTCGCGCCCCGCACGGGGCGCGTGGATTGAAACTGTCAATATACCTCAAAAAGAAAAACCCTACCGAGTCGCGCCCCGCACGGGGCGCGTGGATTGAAACCAGTGGTACGTCATCTCCCAGGGATCAGCCAAGTCGCCCCCCGCACGGGGCGCGTGGATTGAAACAGCAGCCGTTCTGCCATCGCCTCAGACTCTATTTGTTGCGCCCCGCACGGGGCGCGTGGATTGAAACAAGAAAAACATGTAGCAAAAGCATTAAATGGGAAGTCGCGCCCCGCACGGGGCGCGTGGATTGAAACTCACAAACATCTCCAAAATAGCCCTATAAGCCCTTGTCGCGCCCCGCACGGG